TTAGATGTTTATAATATTATTAATTATGAATATAATAAAAGAGAATTTACTATATTTAATCAATAATATACGTATACATTATCAATTAAATATAATTATCCTACACAAGAATTTGCTCTTACATGAGGAATTCCATTTGTTACGGTGATTCTAAATAACTATGTAAAATTACATCATGATATAACAAAAAGATATAAAACCGAAGAATGTATTATAAATGAAATTAATGAAATAAAAAAAAAACAAGAAAAACTTGAATTAATTAAAAAAAATTTACTAAAAAGTATTGATTATATTTCTGATGATTGAATAAAATCCCAATCTTCCGGTTTTAAATTACTCATATTGCATTCAATAATATTAGCTTTAATTTCAGTTTTATAAATTTGATCTAATTCTATTATTATTTTATCATCTTCATGAAAACAAAACATATATTCAGCATTTGGATCAAGTTCTTTTATACTTAATGATAAATTATCTTTACAATTATTTATATTTTTCATTAAAATTAAATGATAAATTAAGATAGGTTGATCATTAATTATAAAATCTTTTATACCGGATAATGATATAAATAATACAGCACCTTTATGAAACTGAATAATAGGTAACATTTGGTGCATAATACTTGATTTAATTTTATATATATTAAGATTACCGGCTGATTTAGCCATTGGTATAGGTAAATAATCTGAAATAAATTTTGACATATAATGTGCTAAATTTAATATATTATTATTTTTATTTTGATTTAAGTTAACACCATATCCTTTTATAGAATATCTTGCTAAACTTAAATTAGCAGTTATTAATTTTAATGGTATATATGTTTTTCGATGTTCTAATAAAACTTTTAAATCACAAAAATACCATATTTTCTCATCATTTATTGATCTTAATATTCCGCACCCAGTAGCAACTAAATTATCATTATCAAAATAACCGTACATATAATACTCACCAATTATTCTTTCAAAAAATTTAAAATAATTATTTATTTCACCGTGTCGGATTGAGTATTCTTGATTATTAAATACATAATGTAAATCTATTTTTTTTTCAAATGTTTTCAAAATATCTGAATCATTTATTTGCTTAACATTGGTTAAACTACTAAAAAAATTAATAATATTCATAATATAAATAAATAAATATTTTTTTAATTAGATTTAAAAAAATAATTTAAATTAATATAATGAATAATTTTGATAAAATTTATTATATTAATTTAGATCATCGTAAAGATAGATGTGCTCATATAAATAATGAATTATCAAAATTTAGTATTGATCAAAATAAAATAAAAAGAATAAGTGGTATATATATAAAAAACTTTGGTCCATTAGGTTGTGCAAAATCACATTATTTGGCATTACAAGATTTCATTAATTCAAAAGAAGAAACTTGTGTAATATTAGAAGATGATTTTGAATTTTTGTTTGAACCAGAATATATAAATAATTTATTACAACAAGTTTTTGATAATAAAATAAATTTTGATGTCTTGATGCTATCTGCAAATATTTTAAATTCAATTAAAACTGAATTTAATTTTATAGATAAAATAATAGATGCTCAAACATTATCCGGATATTGTGTTAGTAAAAATTTTGCACCTATATTATTAAATAATTATAGAGAAAGTATATATAATTTAGAAAAAATAGGACACATAGTTCCTAATTATTGTGTTGATATGCATATAAAAAAATTACAACCATTTTCAAATTGGTATGTTTTAAATCCTAAAATAGGAAAACAAATTAATTCTTATTCAGATAATGAAAATAAAATAGTTAATTATGATTGTTAAAATTTATTAAAGAATACTCATTATTACCGGTATAAGCTATATAGTTTTATTATAATATTTTATATACATATAAAACAATAAATTTATTAATTAATTGAGAAAATATATATATTTTAATAAAATTAAAGAAAAACTAAATTAATATAGTGTCTGGTGGAACTAGATCATTAATATCAAATTTAAGATTATTAAACCATTTTCTTGGAGCAACTAATTTTGCATTTTTATTTTTTCTTAATAAATAAGAACTTAATGATAACGATGAATTTGCAATAATAAAATTATCACACAGAGACATAAATATTAATAATTCTTCTGGTTCATTTAAATCTACTATTTTACAATTAATATTTTTAATAATATTCCAAGTAGATAAAAAATTTGAATCATCTGAAAAAATAAAAAACTTATGATCAGGAAATAATGATATTGCTTTTAAATAATATTCATCAGGCAAGACAGGATGAATATGTTGTAAATTTAAATAATCACCTCTTCTAACATGAATTAAACATGTTTTAAAATTTTCTTTATATTGGTTATATAAAGATTCAATTTTCTGATATAATGGAATTATATTTGAAAATAAAATATTTCTAATTTCATCAATATATTTTTCTGAATATTTATAAGATTGATAATAACCATTAATATTGTAATTTTTATTTTCTAAAATAATTGGATTATATGAAAATTCTTTTTCATTATATATTAAATAATCAAAGTCTGTATCAATAAAATTTAAATGAGAAAATATGGAATAATTATTCATATCTCCTCTCCAGTCTTTATAATCTTTTTTAAAATATATATCAAAATTATAATCTTTTGATATTGAATACATCACAAAATATCGAAAAAGAAGATTACCTAAACCATCACGTGGATACATGATTATTTTATTTTTCATTATATACTTAATATATATTTTATTTTTTACTAGACCATTTAATTAATAAAAAATTATCTATGGGTTTAACATCAAAACCATCATCTTTAATTTGTTTAATTAATGTTTTCATACAATCTTTATAATTATAATAAGGAGAGCCAATTAATATCAATGGTATTTCATAATATACTTGATTTAAATTTAGTGTTGATGCTAATAATATTTTTTTTTCTATATTTTTATATATTTTTGCAAAAGTTTTATATTTAATATTTTCTCGTTCAATTTGTGAATTAACAATTTCACTTGCTTTTACCATTAATTAAATTTTGATTTTATTAATTAATAAATTAAATAATAAACGAAAAATAATATAAAGAAAAAACAATATTATTAATCAATGCATCGATTATTAAATAAAAGTCCTTATTTTATAAATAAAATTAAAAATACAAAAATAAATACACATTATGCAGTTAAAAAATGCGGATTAACGATTAATTATATTACTAGTCAAGACAATAAATTATGTGAAATTGCTGTTAAACAGAATGGTTTAGCTTTACAATTTATTACTGATCAAACTGAAAAAATATGTAAATTGGCAGTTCAACAAAATGGTTATGCTATTCAATATGTTAATGATTATTTTTTATCTGATAAACAATATGAAGAAATATGTATATTAGCTGTAAAACAAAATATTACTGCTATAGTATATGTAAAAAAATTTACAAAGAAAATAATTGATCTAGATATAAATAAACATTATTTTTATTATTATAATGGAAAGTGTATTTGACACCTTATGTTTTGGATCAGGTGGTGTTCAAGGAATAATGTATATGGGCGCTGTTAAATATTTAGTTGATAATAATTATATAAATTTAAATAAAATAGAAAATTATTGTGGAACATCTATAGGATCTATAGTAGCTTTTTTTTATTCAATTGGTTATGATTCGAATGAATTAATAGATATTATATTAAATCATCCAAATTTATCTTGTTTAGAACCAGATATAGATTTAGATATGATTGAAAATGAATATGGTATGGATTCCGGAAATGCGATAGTAGATTTAATAAGAGAAATTTTAAAAAAAAAACTTGATTGTGAGGATATAACATTTATAGAATTATATAATTTAAGAAAAAAAAAGATAACAATTAATGCAACTAATTTAAATACTGGTTTAGAAAAAATATTTAATTATATTGAAACTCCTGATGTATCTGTTGTTTTAGCTGTTCGAATGTCAATATCGTTACCAATAATTTATACACCTGTTTTATATAATAATGAATATTATATAGATGGAGCAGTAGTAAATAAATTATTATTTAAACATTGTAATTTTAAATCAACTCTCTCTTTTAAAATGAAAGAATTTAAATATTATGAAATAAATTCATTTCAATCGGTAGCATTAAGATCTTTACAAATCTTATTAAATCATACAGTGTGTGATAAAAATGTATATAAAATAATAGATTTTCAAAGTGTTGATTTTTCTATAGTACCATTAAGTATGTCGAGGGAATATCTAGAAAAAATATTAAAAATGGGTGAAGATTGTTCTAAAAAATATTATTTAAAAGAATTAAAAAAGAAAATAAAATTATTAAAATTAGATATTGAAAATGATAATTTTAATAAAAAAATAAAAGATACAATGAATAAGGTATTAATTGAAATAAAAAATATTGTTATATAATTTTATTAGTTATTTATAAATCGTTTTATTAGTTATTGATTATTTATAAAATATAGAATAAATATTTTTTGGTATAATTTTATTATTACTAAATTCTAATCTAATAAATATAGTTTTATTTTTAAATTCGTCTTGACTAAATTTTTTAATATTTTCTTCTGTTACTGGTATGGGTCCATTTAAATATAATTGAATAACGGTATAATAGTTATTATAGACAACAATTCTATAATCTGTTAATAAACTTAGTATTAGTAATTCTATTTTACAGTCAGTGTTGTATGAATTTTTAAAAAATTTATTTAAATTAAAATTATTTAAATATTTTTCTTTCATATTATTTTGTATATAATCAATTATTTTTGCTTTTAGTTGATTACTTATTAATGTTTGCATTTCTGAATAATAACCGAGATTTCGTGATTCAGTATCATATATTGGATTATTTATCCAATAATAGCAATTAGCAAATGCTCTAATAATTGAATTTTTATTAGGAATAATTTCTTGATATAATTGTTTTCCTAATTCAACTAATTCGGGATAATTTTCTACAACTTCTTCATCATCCTTATTTTTTTTCTTAAAAAAATCTTTTTTACCTATAATTGGTATATTATTCTTTCCAAATAATTCTTCCATAATTTTATTTAAATTAAAATTGGATGATTTAATAATTTTTTGATTTGGTCGTAGAGTATAAACTTTTTCATCTACTATATCAGAAACATAATAATGTTGTTCCTGAAGTAATTCTTTAAATTGAATATTATCTTGAACCATTTCTTCGATAATTTTATTAACAAAATCAATTGCTAAAGTTTCTGTTATTCTAAATTTACATGTATCATCTATCCATTTACAATGTTTTTTAGAATCACATGTATCTTTATTTTTATTTATTTTACAATATTCTCTTAAATTATCAGCGGTATAATTTTCTAATTCGGGTAATTTATCTTCTACGACAGCAAAAGTTGGTACAGAACTAATTTTTGAAATTTTATTTGCTAATTTATTACTAATTAAATTAAAAAGTATAATTCTTAATTTATTTTTTTTTGTATTTAAATCAAATTTATCATTTCTAACTATATCAATTATTTCATTTTTTATATTTTTATTATTTTCAAAATATAAACTAAGTTCTAGTCTATAAATATTATAAGATTCATTTTTGTATAAATGTTGTTTAATATGTATATATCGATCATCAATTACTTTAATTTTATTTTTATTAAAATTATCTATTTCTTTATCAATAATTTCACTAAATGTTTGAAATCTATATGGGATACCTAATTTTTTTAATTCTGATTCAGATAAATTTTCTGATTTAATTGGTAAAATTAATTCATTTTCTAAAAATATAGATACAATTCTATATTTATCTTTTTCTTTTTTATCATAAAATAATATTTTAGGTATGTAGTCCATATTTAATATTTTATTTATTTTTGCTAAATCTTTAATACTATCTGAATATTTTAATAATTTAATATTTTCTATATAATCAAATGGTATATTATATGATATACCGGATGGAAATACAGGTAATAATAAATCATTAACTAATAAATATTTTGCTTTATTATGATTATCGATATATTGTTTTTTTATTTTAAGGTGATTAGTTAAATTATTAATTATATTTTTACAAAA